GTATCATATCTTAATCCAACATATTGTGCATTTAATTCTAATGTATAATGTATTACGGTTTTACCTTGACGAACTGCGTCTGCTCCGAGTGCTTGAAGTGTCCAAGACTTACCAATACCAGCTGGTGCCACTATCACTCCGAGCTCTCCACCTGCTAAACCTCCGTCCATTAGTTCATTGACACTATCCCATTTCGTAGGAACACATTTTCTTGATTGTTGTGTCATTCTTTCTTCAAAGCCAGTCATATACTCGTGTCCAATATCTCTTTCGACTCCAGCTTTCATTGCGTTGTCAATCACACCTTTGATTTCATCATACTTTTGTGTATCCAATAACTCTACTGATTGCATAATTGCACTCTTGATGACTTGGTTCTTACAAAACTCTAATGTTTTTTCTTGAACAAATTCTAAGTCAGGTGATTCTCTGTGATTCCATGCATTTCTTAAACTATCTACAACTGCTGTCTTCATTACATCATTGTCTAAATCATCAATCACTACTTTCAATGCTTCCATTGTTGGTGGTGTTTTGTATTTGTCGAAGTATTTTCTAATTTCTTTGACTAAGAATTTATTAGCATCACTATCAAAATAATTTATTTCTAAAATATCGTATACGGTTTTTATAAACTTGTTGTTTACTAATAGTGATGTTATAATCTTAGATTGAAAGGATGTTCCGTATTGTATTAATGATTCGTTTTTACTCATAACCTATATTAAATATCATTGTCGCCATACAAATCATTAACTTTTTTTTCATAAAGTTGTTTTCTTTTTTGTTCACGATATCTTTCTCTTGCTTTCTGTTTAATCTTCTCTTTGTTACGCAAATAGTGTTCCATTTGCCATCGTCTTTGAGCGTCTTGTCTCTCTTTTTCAGTATGATATTTTCTTTTTCTACCCACTTGGATTCTCTCTATTTAAAACTTTTTTCCAATTCTTTACCAATGGTTTTACAAAAACTTTTTTAACTGGTGATTTAGTTACAACATAATGTTCTCTACCAACTGCATATTTTTTAATAGCCAACTCTGGATTATTTCTAGCCATCTCACCTCTTTTGCTACCGACTTCTTTTTGCCACAATAGTAAAGGTGCTTTTTTTATTGAATTACCTTGTGTCTTACCAATCATATTCCAATTATCAGCAAGATATACTGCACCATTTCTTTTATTATCACTATCATCTCTTTCTGGTTGAACAAAAGTTTCTAACATAATTAACTTATCACCATATTTTTCTTCCCATCTTTTAGCACCTACTTTTCTTAATAATTTTAATGCCATCGTTCCAACATTTTTAATACCACTTTCAGGAACTAAACAAAATCTGTAATTATTAGCTACTGAATTTGAATTAGCAAGTCTTACATCTTTAGACCATCCAATAAATTTATCTCTTACTGAAATAGCTAAAACACAAGAAGATATACCAATGGCACCTATAGCGACTCCATCAGAAGTTCTGTATATGATATAATTTATTCTTCTTTGTGGAACATCCTTATACTTAATATACGAATGGTATTCATTAATCAATTTTCTAAATATTTTAGTTTGACTTGGAACTAAACATTCCTCTAAAAATATTGGATAATCATATTGTTTAGAATAATCTAAGAATTTCACTTATGTGTTTCCTCTGCCATAAAATTTAACCTACTGAATGTTGTTGCTAACCAACTATTTAGATTTGGTAGTGCTTGATACAACTTATCTTCTAAAAACATTGTCTGAAATCTATGTTTGATTACTCGTTGAATTGGTCTTTCAACTATCTCTTTTACTTTTAATTTTGTTTGACCTGAAATGATTCCGTCTTCTAAATCCATCAATTGTCTGTTTAAGTCTAATAAATCTTTTGATTGTAATACTTTCTCACACAATGGATTCTTTTGTGTTTCTGCACTTCTGTAAATGTCATCCAATTCGAACTTTTGTTCTGTTTCCATAAATGGAAATAACTTGATTAAAGTTTTCTTCCCTATGCCATTTACGCCAGGTATTCCGTCTGACTTATCTCCGTCAAACATTCTGAATAATAGAAAGTTCTTTGGATGTATTCCATATTCTTCAAATACTTTTTCTTCATCATACATTTTTTTCTTAGTGGGTGAGTATACATTTGTGTTCTTGTCCACCAATTGTAAGAAGTCTTTATCTGTTGAAACTATTGTAGTCTTACTATTTCTGTATATATGCTTGGAAAGATATCCTATCACATCGTCTGCTTCAGTTTGTTCCATATTCATAATAGATACTGGCAAACACTCTAAATACTCAACCACACGATTAAGTTGTCGTATCATCATCTGCTGTTCTTCTTCTCTTGTCAAGAAGTCGTGAGCACGATTCAAACGATACGACATCTTTCTACCCATTTTATATTCAGGAAATATCTTTCTACGGCGGTTAGACCCACCCTTACCATCAAAAACTATGATAGCTCGAGTAGGTCTAATCATATTAATATTGAAAGCTAATGACCTTAAAAAACCAACTATTCCACCAACGTGAACTCCGTCCTCGTTAGTAGTTGGTATGGCAGAAAATACTCGTATGAATAGATTCATGCCGTCAATAAGTAAAACCGAGTCATTAGGTTTTTCATTATCTATTTCGCCGCCAGATTCTTTGATTTGATTAAGAATCGATAGGTGTCGTTTGTTAATCACCGAGAACCTCATCTGTGAACTCTACATCATCAATACCAAGTTTCTCTTTGTATTTCAATATAACCTTGTCACAAATGAGTTGGTAAACATATTCTCTCAATTCATCATTTTTGGTAACTAAATCTTCCCAATCCTTTGATTGAAATTTATGTTCATCTCCGTTTTGGTCTACTAATGTATACCAAGCCCCTGCGGATTTGACCAACTTATGTTCTTTCATAACATTTAACCAACCACCATAGTTATCGATACCTCTATCAAAATACATATCGTAGTCTGCGTGTCTCAAAGGTGGGCCTAATCTATTCTTGACAATCTGTGCTCTACACTTCATACCCAATACATTTTTACCTGTATCTTTTATCTGACCCATATTCTTTAGTCTGATACGAGTAGATGCGTGGAATGGTAATGCTTTACCACCACTTGTTGTCCAAGGGTCTCCAAACATTACTCCGAGTTTTTGTCTTAATTGATTAGTGAATACCAATGCTATCTTGTGTCTCCCAATCATTTGAGTTACTTTTCTCATAGCTTTTGATATAATGATTGCCTTTGATGTAGCATATCCGTCTTTATCGAAATCAGCATCCATCTCAACTTTTGTTGATGCGGCTGCTAATGAATCAACCAATATCGTTACACATCTATCTTTATCAGATTCTCTAACTTGTGTTACGATTTCTTCGATTGCTTCAAAGATTTCTTCTACGGTTTCTAAATGTAAGTATAACATCTTATTTAAATCTAAACCAATGACTTCCATAAACTCTTGAGAAACTGAAGTTTCAGTATCAATATAAACTGCTACTCCGTCTTTCTTTTGAGTTTCTGCTAAGATGTGTGCACCAAGTAGAGATTTACCACTTGATTCTAAACCATTGATTTCTGTAATTCTACCAACTGCAATACCCCCATCTGGTCTATTTGATATAGCCAAGTCTAAGGTAGAACTACCTGTTGAGATAAATTCTTTGATATCTGTTGGTGTGGTATCACTTCCGTCTAAGAAGTATGCCACTTTGTTTGTGTCTTTGAACTTTTTATTCAAAGAGTCGGCTAATGTCTTAGCCAATACATCATTTACTGACATTCTAATACTCCATATTTAAATGGGGACTGAACCTATCAATCCCCATATAGTTACTATTTACGAATTGAATAATTCATCGAAAGCTTCTGAAGTGTCTTTCACTTTAGAAGTTGCTAAGTCAGAAGCAGGTGCGGATTCTTCCGTATCTTCCTCTGATGAGTCTTCACTTGGATTTAACCACTCATTTAAAACATTGGTTAAGTCGTCGTATGACTGCTCTTGATAAATTTCAGTAATGTCTTTTTGAGAAGTTTTAACTAACTCTAAGACTGATGGTTCGTCAGAAATTGGTGTTTGATTAGGTTTCACTCTAATGTTTGTTTTAGGGAAACTTGCACCACTTTCTTCTGCTGAAATGAATTCAACCGACACATCACGACCATTAACTGGGTCTGTAATGTCACCATAATCAGGGTCAGCGATAATTGATAATAGTTCTTGATAAACTGTTTTACCAAATCCCCAAAATTTCACACCTTGTGACTCTTCACCTCTAACGATAACTGGAGCAAAAGTTCTCATCTTTGCTTCAAGTTTCTTAGATAACTGATAATCTTCTTTGTTACCACTTGCTTTGAGTTTTTGTGCGAACTCTTCAATTGGGTCTGGACGACCAAAACTGATTGGTGATAAATAAGAACGATTGTTCAGATTGTAGTGAAAGAATAATTCAATAAAAGGATTATCTTTATTGAATGCGTAAGGTACGATACGAATTTGGGTTTTACCTGGTTGTGGTTTCCAAAGACTTGATGTACGATTGTTTGTGGTCTGTAATTGACCGAGACGTTTGCGAATTGCATTTAAGTCCATTTTTCATTCTCCTATTTTTAT